ATACCAACTTTCCGAGGTAGTCAACCTAGTTAACTTACTTCTTGCATTAAGCAAGAAGTTGTAAGTTGACTAGGTTTTTACCTATTCCTGTGCAACTTGCAGCATAGGCAACTGCCTATATTTCACTGAGTTGCCCATATATTCACAACATAAGTACATAGGCAACTGCCTATATTTACATAGTCAACTTCGCAAGTTGCCTATCAAACTGATGCCACAAACGGCTCATCTTTGTCACCATCGCGGTAGATCACCCAGCAGTAATTCGCTACATCCGTCTCGTGATACCCGACCAGCTTCTTGGCGAACATCGCCTTCTTGCCACGGTAAAAGTCACTGTCGATGGACTTGCTGTCACCCTTCAGCTTGGCGAATGCCTCCTTCCACTCAGACACCGAGATCGTCTTGTGGCGCTCCTCACCCACATTTGTCATATGCCCATTCTTCTTTAGTGCGTCGTGGATTGAGTCTAAGGCCGCTTGCTGGTTCTCCTGCAGCTTGCGTGGTTTGGCCTGGCGCTCGACTGCCTGCTGCTGCATCTCCTGCTTCAGCGCCTCGTCTGATGCCCTGACGGCCAGGCTGATCTGTGCGTCGCTGATCCCTAGCGCGCTAGCCTTAATCTCCACCTTCACCATCTCAAACCCAATCTTCAGCCCGTCCTGGCCATCCTTCTGCTTGCTGATCGTGAGGATCCCACTGCCTGCTATCGGGCTAGACGGGTTGGGCGTGGCGTCAACCTTCATCAGTTCAAGCTGAGTGTCCACGGCTCCGAGTAGGCTTGAGTGTCCCCGCAATCCCTTGGTGGCATCCTTACCTGAGTGATGCAACACCATCATGGCGCATCCCAGCATCCGCTGAATCCGTCCCGCGTTGTGGATAAAAGCTCCCATGTCCTCTGAGTTGTTCTCGTTGCCACCGCCGAATGCCCTGGCTAACGTGTCAATCTGGACTAGCTCAAACTGAACGCCTGACTTCTCCATCAGGTCCTTGATCGAGGCCACCAGCAAGTCAAAATCCTCGGCGCTGGATCTCATGTTGATCGCCGCCCTGATAACGTAGATTTCGGCTCCAGCTTGCGTCTTGTTGTGCATCTTGCAGGCCTTGATCCTTGCGCCGATGCCGCCGAATCCTTCTCCTGCGATGTACAGCACCGCACCCGCGGCTTGCACCTCCCGCCCCATCCACGGCCTGCCCGTTGCTACCGCCTCGGCAATGTCCAGGGCGACAAATGACTTGTATGACCCTGGTGGCCCGTAAAGGGCAGCGAATGCCTTCTTCGGCAGCACGTTCTCTATCAGCCACTCCACCGGCTCGTCCTCAATCGAGTCCCAAGACTCAATGTTGAGCAGCTGCCGCGGCACTAAGATGGGCGGCTCAGTTATATCTAAGTTATCTGGTTCTACAGTAACTTCGGTAGTTTCCCGTGGCTCAATCCATTCTGGTGTCACAACTTGGTCCACGCTGGTGATGACGGGTAATGCCTTGGCGAGTTCTGCCAGCTTTGACCTGTCACCGCCGTCCGCTACCCACTCATAAGCATCGTCACCCAGATCCGGTAAGTTGAAGTCGAGCACGCGAACCGCCTTGGCTACCGGCAGCAGCGCCTGCACTACGCGCTTTGCGTACTTCCAACCAGGCGCGTCGCAGTCAGGAACCACTATCACTACAGCGCCGACAAAGTATTGGGTGATGTCCTCGGGCCAGTGGCCTGCACCAGCGTGCGACGTAGTGGCAATGGCTCCGATGCTTACCAAGGCATCCGCAGCCTTCTCGCCTTCCACCAAATAGATGGCGCGACCAGCTTCTCTGGCATTGATGAGTTCCGGTAGGCGGTAAGGCACTATGCGCGCCCCTGTCATGCTGCCCTTGCGGTTTCCTGCTGCATCCACTTTGTGGAGAGAGTACGTCTTACCTTTTTCAGAATTTACTTTGAACCGGCGCTTTACAAACAGCGTCTCGCCCGACTCATCCTTGTACTCCCACTCCTGCTCCAGCGTTGGCATAGTCATCAATTCACCTTTGATTAGCTGGAGACTGTACTCCTGACGTTGGAGCGCTGGCAATAGGTTGCGCTCTCGCACTGCGTCAAATACCGAGTGCTGGTCGCATCCACCGTGGCAGTGAAATAAGAGTTTGCCGTTGTCTTCCTTGATGGAGAGACTCGGGTTCTTGTCCCCGTTACCACGCCCGTGACCAGCCACAGGGCAACTCGCAAGCCAGTTCCCGTTCACCTTCTTGGCGTTGCCCAGGGCTTTGGCTATTGTTTCAGTGTCCATTTTCTTGTTCTCAATTTTTAGAGGAAAAAAAAGCCGGTGGGGATCAGCCACCGGCCACCAGACTACTGGTTAGAAAAACTCTTCGTCGTCCATCACTGGTGCAGGCGCAGGCTTTGCCTTGCGTACAGGCGCTGGTGCTGGCTCTGGCTCAAACTCGTCAGCGCCGTCGGAATTCATTCCTGCAGGACGCGCTACCCATGACACCAGCTTGAAGTTCGGCACTCGCGTGTTGCCCTTGCCAACCTTCTCAGCGGTGCTGTTGACGTACTCGATAACCGGCAGCTTGCCAAAGTTGTCACCGGCAGCTTTCTCGCACTCGTTGTAGATCTTCTCGAAACCCTTGCAGACTCCATACGAATTAGCCGACCAATCGACCAGGCCGAGTTCCTTTGAGTACAGCGTCACCACAAACCCACGCTTGTAGCCCTCGCCAGGTGATTGGCTCTTAGCGCCCAGCACCTCATCAGGCTGCCAATCGCGTACACCAGCACCAATCATCAGCCAGCCGGTCTGCACCGAGTCCAGGTCCATGACCACTTTCTTGAGTTGGATTTCCTCGCCGTCACGGTTAGTCCAGGAGTTAGCCTGTGGTGCAAAGCGGATGTAGCTATTCCCAGATCCATTGTTGTTTGAAAGATTCAGCATTTCAGTTTCCTAAGTTGCGTGCGTTAGCACAGTATTAGATGTCGGAGGATTCCAACATCTTTGCCAGAGTCAGCCCACTTGAGACCTTCTCTGTCAAATCATCGAGCAGATGCCGGTCATCTTTGCTCAGTAATTTCTCAGCTTGCGCTGGCGTAATCATTTCTTGTTTGTACATTTGGTGAAGTTCAAGAGGCAATCGCAAATGCAATTCGATGTCTGCCTTCCACTTGCGGATAGCACGTTTCGGAACTAGGTTCCAACCTGGTACTGCGCTGCCACCCTCTAAACGCTGGGTAGCTACCTTGCGGAGTTCCTCGTAGAACGCCTCAACCAGTTCGCCCTGCTCCAACCAGGTGGCGATCTCGCTCTCGCTAAGTTCCTTGGTAGGCGCCAATGGCAACTCGTAAGCCTTCTCGCGCAGGGCTGGGCATACTAACTTAGCTGGGCAATACTTGCACGCATCCCGTGACGGGGTAGGGTAGGCGTTCATCGTAACGATCTCGTTCACCGCCTTCAATAACTCGCTATTGCGCCACTCGTGCAGTTCGGCCAGCGTCATCTCGTGAGTGCGGTTCGCTCCAACCTGGGGCTGGACGATCGTTAGGCGAACCGTGTTGAAGTCACCCAACTCACGCATCATAGCGAGAGCATAAATCTTCAACTGCGCCGAGTCAGCGTCAACGTAGTTGCGTCCCGTTTTCAGATCCACGATCTCGATGATCGAATCCTTAACGCTATAGCCGACAACGTCGCAAGTGCCAGCCAAAGAAATCTGCATGGTGTTTAGCACTGTCCCATGCTGCTCCACCAGCACCCGCCCCAGTTCAGTCTCCAGGCGCTTGATAGTGTCCAGGTGCAACTGCGCGAACTCAGCGTTTTGCTCGGTGATGCGGATGCCTTCCACCAGCTTGTCAATGTAGTTCTTCGGGTCATACTCTGTCTGCCAGCACAACTCGGCCAGCGCGTGGATGGCAGTGCCTATCTGCGCCGCCTCGCCGCTAGGCGACTCAGGGATGCCGACTGACAGGTGGACACTGGCAGGGCAAGCCATCCAGCGTGACGCAGCGCTCGGCCTCAGTTTGATACGTTCCATTTTTCTCTCTCTCTTTCCTGGTCGTTTGAAATGATTGCGTAAGCCTGCTTGCGTACTTCGTTGGTGACCGCGTGTCCCAGGTCATCCGGGTCCAGCAGGCGCTTGAGCAGAACAGTCTTCTCGCGTGATGATTCGCGTTCTTTCTCTAGTTGGGTTCCCAACCAGATAATGTGTTCGCGCATGGTGCGCAGTTGGTCAAGCATTTTTTGTCATATACCAGTAAGCTATCAGCGCAGCATCTGCACGGCCATCGTCCTTCGCGCGCTTGAACAATTCGGCGCGTGTAGGGAATAGTTCCATTGCACGCATACGGGACGCATCCTTACCCGCTGCGCGGCCTACAGCCTTCGTCCAAGCGGCAGGGGTAACGTAGGTGCTTGGGAAGTGCATCGCGGCTACAACGCCTTCTATGATGCCCGCACTGCGCCCAAAGTTAAACATGGAACTCACGCCCTGGCCAGGCATAGCACCGACCTTCTCAATGACAACGTGCGCTTCATTGCGCGGATACCAGCCATCCAAGATATCCACTAAGGTCACCGCTGAAATGTGGCTCTTCATGGTCTTGCCGGACGCTATCTTGAGCGTGGGCATATCCACTACACAATCCAGCACTCCATCCTCAAAGAATGCAATGGCTCCGCTGATGCCTGGGTCGATGCCAATGACGAAGCTCACTGCTGGCTCTCCTTCTGGAGCATCAGCAGCCTTGCTTCCACCAAAGCGTCGCAAGCCTCTTGCAGATTGATGACGGCGCTGTACAGTGGAACGACCTTGCCAGTGGACCAGCGCGAGACCTGGGCCTTGTCAATGCCTGCCGCGTAGGCGACATCGCTCAGAGTAAAACCGGAGCGTTCAGCTTTCTCGCGGATCGCTCGGATTGCAGCTTGTGTAGTGGATTCCATGATGGTTTTGTCAACTCTTAAGTGACGCATTATGCATTCTTTTATCTAAGGGTTATCCCTAGTCACTTCGCAACTATAGTTTATTGTGCTACCTAGGTCATCTCGCAGATGATCGGGATGTCATCAACAACCGGGGTAAACATGAAACTCACCAACTACCAACGCAGCCAGCTAAAGGCTGCCGCAGTCTTCGGAGGCGACCAGATCGACAAGGTCGCCGCCAGCTTGCAGCGCGAGAATCCAGGCGCCTTTTGGCGCGAGTCTGAACTGGACCAGCGCGACTTCTATCACCAGCCAATGGCCGCGCACCGGTCCTATGTCGAGCGTTTCCTGCCTCGCCGTAAGAGCGAGTACAGCGCAGAGCAGATCCAGGTGATGGCGCAGAACCACTACCTTGAAATCACTTACCAGATCGGAGTCGGAGCATGAAACAAGCTATGTATGACGCGGCACTCACTATCGCAATCCTTACCGCACTTTATTGTGTACTCAATTCATGGTGGTTCGCATGAACCCGCTAGAGATCGAGATCAAGCGCACCGTGTTCGCGCACTTACCCGCCGTCGGTGACTTCGGCATCCTGTCACGCGGTGACCTGGCTACGGTCCTACACACTGTCTGCACCGAGGCTGCCCTGGCAGGCTGGGCGCGTGGCGCTGATTTTGTGCAGCGGCGCGTGGAAGATGAACTGACCACGTTGCGCCAGGAACTGAAAGCCACCCAGGTGGAACTGGCGTATGCCAAGGCTAACTAGCCTGATCGTGCTGGCGCTCTGCGCCATGCTGTTTATTTTTGATTCACCGGAGTACGCATCATGGATACAGACGATGAGATCGAGTCATGGGCAAGCATCGCCCTGGGCTTAATTGCCAGCGTGTTTTTCTTTATTGGTTTGGCGTCAGTGATAGTCGCAGCCTGCATGGCATTGGGCTACTACACATATGAGCCTATCTGCGGCAGCATTGCCGCGCTGTTTACCCAGGAGTGCAAGTGATGAAACACGACCACGATGAAGACCTGTTTGGTGACCTGATACTGACTGTGGTAGCCGTATTCTTATTTGTTTTGCTGGTCATTGGTATCGGCTCATTTGTATGGTGGTTGATATGACCGGATTTAACTCAAAGCGTGATGCGGCTGCGGACAAGTTGCAGGAGCCAGAGCAGGAGCCTGTGGGAACCTTGAATATTAGCCGTTACAAAGGCCACCTTGTAAACCACGACTTTGATTATTTTGGTGAGCTGCCTGATGGAACTTATTCCGTTTACACCACCCCACCCCTGCCAGTGCAGCCAGCGCAGGAGCCTGATGATCTGACCATTGCATACCAGTCGGGCTTTTACGACGGCAGGAAGGCTGCATTGGCCAAGCGCAAATGGGCAGGGATGACGGATGATGAGATTAAGAAAATATGCGACTGTACTCATGGATATGACGCGGATCAAAGAATTGCTAGGGAAGTTGAAGCCAAACTCAAGGAGAAGAACGCATGAGCAAACGTGATTTAGCATTGGATAGCCTGACGCGCATCTGCGAAATACAGCAGCGCCTAATTAACCAACTGATTGCTATGGAACAGAACAGTTATGCCCGTGGGTATGAGGATGGGATGGCGGCGCAGGCCGAGGTAGAAATTGCCCTAAACGAAATGGCGTCTGGCGAGTCAAAATGATCTGCCCAGAATGCAAAGCATGGACCCGCGTCCTGGAGACGCGGCACAAATACGACAACGAAGTTTATCGCCGGTATGAGTGCGCCAACGGCCACCGGTTCTCGACGATGGAGAGAGTAAAACTCAAAGAGGTAAAGAATGCAGATAACAGCAACATTCCAAGACGAACAGGAGGCGATCAAAGCGATCCACTCGGGCTACGCCTGGCAGACCCTGCAAGAGATTAATGAAGTGCTGCGCTTGAATAGAAAACACGGCCTACCTTTTGAGCAGGCCGTGTCTCAGATACAGGCATCTGTGAACGATGCCTTGGCGCTGATTCCGGATTAAGCGGCCTCGGCTTCTTCTTCCTCTTCGTCGTCGTATTCTTCTTCGTCGTCGCCCCAATCTGCTTCGTCGTCTTCGACCAGGAGCCACTCGCCGGTCTCTTCGTTCAGCCAGTACCAAGCGTCGTACTCAGCGTCGAACCAGCAGTAGCAATCTGCCTCATCGTCGTACTCATACTCTTCGCCATCTTGAAAGCAGTCAACTAATGATTCATGATCGCTGTCGATTTCCACCTCAGTGGAATTGTTAATGATTACCGTGAATGAAAACATGGAAAACTCCTTAAACGTTGATGATCTGACCTCGAAACTCTACCTGATCGTCTGCCCACTTATGAACCAACTCAGGCCACAAAATCCTACCATTTTTGAATGTCAGGACCGCAAATCCGGACCGGTGGTTCAGAGGATTACCCTCGCCATAATCAAACTGTGGCCCGTAGGTTTCGGCAAGCGTTCCAGTATCAACGCCATACCTGTTGCCCTTGAAATCGGCAAATGGTGTTACCTTCAGCGAGTGCAGATGGCCGGTGACAATAGATATACCGGCGTTGACAGTGTTGTTGTGCGCGGCGTGGACGCCGGAGCGATAGCGGTGCTTGATGATGCAGTCCGGTGTAGGCCAGACAGACCAGGCAAACTCCCATGCTGGGAGGTGATCCTGCAACTTGAACCCATGCACCTCACGGTACTGAGGAGCCTGGGACGCCAGCTTATTAGCAAAGCGCGTGTCGTGGTTGCCCCATGTAAACAGCAGCTTTACATTGTGCCTAGCTGCCTTGGCCGTCTCCTCGATCTCGCCAAGGTGAGTCTGCACCGCCTTCAGTTCTTCAATAACGCTCGGAGTCTTGGACCAGCCCAGCGGGTCGTGCCTGCTGATAGTAGCCCCGTCGAATGCATCGCCGTTAGAGATGACGGCGTGCGGCTTGAGTTCCTTGATCGCCCACAGCAGGCCACGGTACGCGGTGGTGTACTCGCCAGGCCAGAAGTGAGCATCACTAAAAACGATTATGGTCTGGTCGAGGATGCCTAAGTCAACCCGATTGAGAGATGTCTGTATGGGCTGCATATGCGCATACGCCTTGGCTCGTTCATTGGCACTGACAAGTGGCTGGTTTGAATCTTTCTCTATCCTGCGCCGACGGTTATGTACAGAACGCTCAGAAATATCCAAATGCTTTGCTACTTCAGAGGCAGAGCCGCTGCGGTTCCAAACCTTGATAAACTCTTCTCGGGAAACTTTAGGTTGCATGGTGACTCCACAAAGTTGCGTGGAATCTAACACTTATTGATGTAATAGATATGAAGCCCACCAGACTGAAACAAATTGAGCAGGCGCTCAGAAAGCGCCCCATGACGTGCAAGGATTTGGCGGCTTCCGTGTTCCTGTCTGAGCGTGCTGTTGAGAAAAATATGAAGAAGATGCATGAGCGCGGCCAGATCCACATCGCAGGATGGTCGCGCACCAAGGGGACGATTGGACGTGTCTACGCCTGGGGGATAGGGACTGACGCTCCCAGGCCACCGGCCTACTCAGGGTATGAGCGCATGAAAAGATTGCGTGCGAATGAGTCCCAGGAGGACAAGGACTTTCGTCTGGCGCGTGAGCGTTCCTACAGACGCAAGATCAAGGTGCATCCGCTGATGGCGGCTTTTTATGGAGTGAAGTGATGACGTTCTTGGCCTGCGCATTCGATGAGTAATTTTTTAATGACAGCGCTCCAGCTAAACTGAGGTAGGTCTGAGAGAACATTTTTTGTATCCAAAGCTAACTTGCAAGCGTCTCTAATTGATTGGCGATCAAGAACGTATGGATAATGACCATGTATATCTTTAATCATTTCATTCTTGTTTGAAGCAACATTTACACCTAAAGCAAGTGCGGTAATTGCTCTTTCATTTGTGCCATTGCCCCAGTTAGGATCAATATTAACTACGCCTGCATACTCTTGGCAGGCATAAGAAAACACCGAGTTATCATCTGGGGTGAATTCCATTATTCTTATGTCGGATTTTTTTGGAAGATATTGCTCCCAATTTTTCCCGTATATATCGAGTGGGTAATCAAGTATAGACTCAATTAAAAATAACCTTCTATATCGTTTTAATGCTGAGTCTATAGCACATAGTGCTTGTATCCATTCTGGTCGTAATAGATCCTGAGGGCTAATATCTAGTGCGTTAGAAAGTTCGCTGTACCCGTAAAAATTATCAGAAGCCTTCATCGCATCAGACGTATAAGATAACCGTTCTTTATTCAACCCCCAAACATTGAATTGAGTCAAAGTTGATAACAGGTCATTAGTGGCATCATTTCTTCCTAGTTCAGCCCCAATTGATCCCCAAAACATCAATCTGTCTGGATGTTTTTTTGGGGATGTTTTCTGGGTTATTGTGTATGCACCATGATGTAAATAAAATACATTCTTGCCGGTGAATTCTGTCAAGGTTTTTGCAATGTTACCCTCGAAAGAGGCAAGATGATAATTGGGGCTAGTCGTAAAATCATTAAGGTAGTTGATAAATCCAGGAATTCTGAAGTCATATGGCAACGAATCTAAGATAATTTCTATGCACTTTACATTTTTAGGAATAAATCTCCATATGTGCATCTTATTGACTTGCAGATTAAGTGGGATTGAACCTAAAAATATTATCAGTTCCAATGACGGGGCATTTATTGTAGAAAGCTGATTTGGTAAATTTTCACCCCCAATCATTGCAGTTGCTGGCGCGTATCCCTGCTCTACTAAGGCGGCAGCTATTCTATCTGCCATCATTTGAATTGCGTTATAAGGATGCTCAAACCCAATGATTAATGCCTTTGGACTAATGATAAATTCAATTTTATTCATGACTTATTTTGCAGACCGCCTGGGTATGCTGTTGCCATCGTTTAGTCCCCAAGTAATCCAGCAGCATACGGTTGCACATTGCTACCTATAGCGCCACCAGTGAATCCACCTAAACCAGCAGCGCGTGCTCGATCTCGAGCCTGACGCTGCAACTCCATCATAAGATCGTTGAGTCGTTGCTGGTCACGCGATAGCAGGATCTGCCCCATCTGGTTACGCACAGGCTCTGGCGTGCTGACTCTGCTTGCCAGATTAGCTGCTGATGTAATCATTCCTGGCACATTGCCACTCATGACAGATTGACCGGCAGCCATAGCAGGAGCGATATCCAAGTCAGACATACCAGCCAGGCGTGCTGCTGTTTGCGATCCACGGCCAGCAGACTCAAGACCTTTCAGTCGTGCCTCTTGCGCTACAGCAGACGCGAACTTGCGATAGTCATTTTCAAACACTGCTTTCAGGCGCTCTTGGGTAGCTGACTCTTTCCACATCTTCAGCAGTGACGTTTGACCAGCTTCTGTGCCTGTCTTTTGGCGTAGTGACTGCAACGCACCAATGCGGAACGCATCAATCTCTGATCCAGACAACGTACTTAGTTCCTGCTTAAAGTTAACAATGTCTCCAGTCATGGCCTTTCGGCCCAGTTCGGCGGCATCCATCATCTGCGACGGTCCTGCCCACTTATCCAGCGCCTGCCTGTAGGCCGACTGACCACCTAGTTTTGGCGACTTGTCAACTAGAAAACTGGTCAGATTGACTCGTATATCGTCAATGGCTTTTGCCTGGTTTCCGCTGCCTAATTGCTTAGCTGATTGTGCTGCGTCGTACAGCGACTGCTTGACAGAGTCCAACACCGTCATAGGTACTACATCACCTTTTTTAAGGTTCCCCAAGTTGATCTCTTGACCTGTCTGTCTGCGGAACAATGTCTCCGCGCCACCCTGCAAGTCTTTAGACTTTTGCAGCAGCGTGAGCAGATTGTCATCAACTGTCACGCTGGCGTTTTTAATGGCATCGTAGAAAGGTTGCGCCTGGTCCCTACGCATGGTATTGAATGCATCTAGGCTTTGCTGGAATTGAGCGCCTTGCGCGCCTAAAGCCTCGTCAGCAGCAGATACCAAGCGCCCTGCGCGGCCTACCTGGCGCTCACGAATGGCACGCTCCAGCGCCTGCTTAGTCTCACCAGGCAGGGTTGCCAGCGTATCCAGTAAGCCGCGCACGTTAGCGCCTCCAACGTCAGCGATACGCGCTTCTGATCCTAGCTTACCCATACGCGCCTGCGACATAGTAAGTGCGCTTTGCAATAGGTCTGGTGGCGTGTCGCGCAGCAGTGCCTCGGCCACCTTCTGCTGTGCGTAACGTGATGCTGCCGTGTCAAATACCCGCGCCATGCCTTGCCGTCCAACGGCTCCCAATACGCCCATCACCGGCTGGGTAACAGGACCAAGTACACCGCCAATGGCTGCGCTTGTGAACGCGTCTTGGCCAATTTGCCCGATATCCTCACCAGTTGAAGATCCAATGCCTCCGACTGTTCCATACCCAACGCCAGAAGCACCGGCCTGCGCCATGCGCTGACCCATCCCCATAGTCTGACCAGCGGCTGGTGAGCCAGCCAAGTAGCGTCCTGCGCTCTGCATACCGGCTGCAACCCTTGGCGCTACCGCCTCCACAGCAGACACTACAGGCGCTGTTGCCGCACCAATTGCCCTGCTTGTAAGATTGGTCATCGCTAGTGGGAGAGATGCAACGCCCTGCAAACCGGCAGACGTGAATGGTCTTTCTTTCATAAATGACTCAGTCGCACCGCGCACTACGTCACGCTGCTGCTGGTATGCCTGGCCTAGCGGAATATTCTGCTGATATGCAAGCAAAGGTGCAGCAACTGCACCAGCTAACTCGTCAAAGTAGCCTAGAGTCGGTCCTTGCAGCGCAGTCAGCACTGCCTTTTCTGTAGTGGACTTCTGAGCGCCCTGCTCAAACGATGGCGACCTACGCTCTAAGATTGACTTGACAATCTCAGGCGCAGCGTAATTGCTTTCAAGTGCAGTCGTTACTTTCGGGCCAATATTCGGTATGGTCTGCAAGAACTGAGCAATCTCCGCATCAGTGTAGTTAGCCTTCTTGGCCTCCAAGATTTGAGCGTTTAAGTCTTTCCACTCATCCCATGCTGATTTTTCTCCAGCCATTATTGTGCTCCTCGTGGTCGGATAATTGAACTCAATGGTGGCCGTCCAGCAGCACCCGTTGCCGCTGGTGGCGTAAATGTAAACACTGGTGCATTTGATCCAAGTGCCGTATTGGCATCAATCTCGTACTTTGCACCAAAGTTAGCATACTCTCCACGTTTTGCGTTGTATGCATTAGCAGATGCGTTGTACAACTCATTTGCAAGCGAACCAAATTCAGCACGTTGTGCAGGAGTAAGCAGAGTCCCCTTCTTCCACATATCAACGTAATTAGTCAAGCGATCCATCTTCCCGGTTGCCGCCATAGCAATACCCAACTCAGACTCACGCACCACTGATCCAGGATCTAGCAGTTTCATGATTTTGGTTGCGGCTGCAACATCACCGATAGGATTCTCTTTTTTGAGCGATTCTTGAACTTGAGAGAACGCGCTCTTCATGCTTTGGAATTCTTTATATACAGGCTCGTTGGTGAATTCCTTCTTTAAGTCAAACTCGTTCTTAAATCCTTTATCTCCAGTGCTGATGGATACGCTATTGGCGCTGGACTTGCGATATTCTTGAACTTGTGCAACGCCAGGAGCGCCAGTTCCAGCCAATGGCTTACCAGTTAAAAACTCAACATCAGTGATTGACGTAGATGGTGCATTGAATTGCGATACGCCTTCAAGTATTTTGCTTGTCCCGTCGTTGAAGTACTGAACCATCTTAGGCAGTCCACCACGCATTTCCATTCGTGGCTGCCCTTCTGGCTTCGCTACTTCAGCAAGTCCTGATACAGGCTTAAATGTCCCGTCGTTGAAGTACTGAACCATTTGCACCTTGCCATCAACCAGTTTCTGCTCTGGCTTACCTTCTGGCTTTGCTGCTGGAGCCGGACCTCTGTATGGAATAGGTTCACCCGACTTTAGGCGAATGTAGTAGTTGCCGTCTTCGGCTCTATATGGTTCACCTTGAGTTTCCTGCTGCGGTCTAGCTTTCTCTGCCAAAGTAGCGTAGGCCGTTGCCTTCGCAGTGTCGCCATATTGAGCCGCAATGTTTGATGCGTTCATATATCTGTTGTACAGCAGATCTGCCTGGCTCATAGGTGCAGCAGTACTAGGAGTACCAATCATGGCAGCGCGTGCCACTGTAGGGCCAGCTGGTAAACCTGGTGCATTGATAGCTTGATCTGGAGTAATCGCAGCACCAGGCATAACCGCACCGCCATCTCCAACCAACGCACCACTGATGCGTGCTTGGATATCTTTTAGACGCTTGTACTCGTCCATCTTCTGCTTCATCGCCATGCTTGTTAGCAGATTTTGTTGCGCTGCCGTGTAGCCCTTCTGACCAGCACCATACGCCTCACCAAGCGCCTGTCCGAGTCCCACAGGGGTACGGCTCGGGCCTGATGCCGCAAGCAGTTGCATAGCCGCTGCCATCAAACCCTGTCCTTGTAGCTGAGACTTCTGCTCCGGAGTCATGTATTCGTCCAGGGCAGAGCCACCACCAAACATATCACCCAGCAATCCGAGTGTGCGTTGTGGTGCTGCTCCACCATATGCCTGCTCAAATGTCTGCGGTTGCGCTTCCATAGGCTGTTCAGATTGTGATGCTACTTGTGGTGCTGGTTGCACTGGAGCCTGAGCAGACAGTGGCTGCATATTACCCATCAGTCCCGCGCTAGGAGTAAAGTCTCCCATCTGGGTAGGAGCGAAGACTCCCATATTGTTGAGATACAAACTCTCAGGACCTTTCCCTCGAGACATAAACCTAGTCGTTGGACGGGCGTTCTGATTGAACCTTGTGGCTCCAACTCCGCTGCCAAGGTAGTACTGGCTTAATGGATTAAATGAGTATTGGTCACCATAATAGAAATCTGACAGTGTTGCCATCTTGTTCCCCTTATCCAAAGTATCCAAGCAGGCCGCCGATACCAGCACCCCACGGTCCACCGATCTGGTAACCGGCAGCAGCACCACCAAGTCCACCAGCAGTCTGGTTTCTGAAATACGGTTGCACTGATGTCATGCCGAGATTCGGTAGCTGGGTGCTGAGTCCACCAGAGGCAATCTGTAGCTTCTCCAGGCCGATGTTGCGCAGTGCATCCAACTGAGCCTGCTCCAACTGCTGACGCGCACTGCCCAGGCCCATCACAGTCTGTCCTCCAGAGATGTTCGCTCCTTTGGCGTACTGAGCTAACTGAGCAGCCCGGCCATAACCAGATGCACGCAACTGCGCGGCAGTGTCTGCTGCCTGCTTCATTGCCGCTGCATTTGAGAGTGACTCTGTCACGGCCTGGCGCGATCCACCAAATGCCTTGGCGGCAGTTGCTGCCTGTCGATCCTTGAGTCGCTGGATATCCAATGCACTGCCTACGTCAGCCAAACTGCGTTGCACCACCTCATTCTCGTAGGGGTTCATAAACTGCTGAATGGACTCGCCCGTGAATGGGGTCAACGCTTCGTTTGTGACTTGCTCTTCTCCCGCCGTGTACAGCGGATTGAAACCGGCAAATTGCCGTACCGGCAACGCGCCTGCTACGCCTTGAGCCTGGCCGATGTTGCGTAGGTAAGCCGCCTTCAGATCAGGGTCAATTGCTGTAGTGCTGGTTGTGCTGCCGGATGCGCCGCCTTTTGACATATCGTTTCTCCTTACATTTCGAGCAAGCCGCGCAGCTTGCCCTTTGAAATCTTGCCCGAGTTAATGGCATCCATCAACTCAATACCGTATTTTTTTACCGCCTTGTCGTTGATGACGTACTCGCCCATCTTGAGAGCGCCGTAGCCGTCATCTGGTCCCATTGGATTCGGGCCTTGCAAGTGCTGCATGGAGACATGACCTCCTTGAGCGAGACCCTTATTGAATCCTGGTGTACCAGGCCCGTATCCACCTACTGTTCCAGATGCAGCCGCTGCTGCTGCTTGTGATCCTGGTGCATACCCGCCTACCGTGTAACCGCCACCAGCACTGCCTTGCCCACCGCCAATTCCTGGTATGGAATATCCTGCTCTTTGAAGTGCTGCAAAGTCAAAATTTCCTTCTGGATCTGAAAAACTAGCTTTAGCTACAGGAACTTCACGGGTAAATACCTGTTCACCTTTACCTAAGTTTTGTCGTGTCCAACCAGGGCCAGGGTCGCCTAGATCGCCACGATAGGTTTCTGTTACGGTCATTGTTGCTGGAGATGGCGCTCTTGATGGTCCACCAGTGCTGTTATCTGATTCTTCTTTTGGGGTAAAAAGTGATCCTAACAATGCTCCTGGTGTGATAATTTTTGCTCCAATGTCAATAGCTTTTCCTATAGCTTGATTGGTAGCAAGTTGGCTTGCCTTATCGTAGTAACTCATGTTGTCAATACGGGATTCCATTTCTGCGCGGCCTTCTGGACTAGCGTTGTAGCCACCACCAGCAGCACCTACAAATGGCTGCTCCATCAGTTCAGTGTATCGTTTCACTGGTGCAACATATGGCGTGTACGGCGCTAGCTCAAAGCCTCCGGTGTACGGCGCTGGCTTAAAGCCTCCGGTGTAGCCTCCGGTGTAGCCTCCGCTGTAGCCTGATTGACCGCCGTAGTATGAGGATGGGATACCGGTAAACGAAAACGGTTGCAACTGCGCGTACTGCGCCATGATCTCAGCGTAACGGTTTCTTGTCGCCATCTATAACTCCTTGCTAAGAATATGCCACTTCGGGGAATATCCCTCGTCTGCTAAAAATGTTCTTGCCCAGCCCTTACGGCCAGCCAAGGTAACTCGCGTGCAACCATTCTGCTTTCCCCAAGACTCGATGTATGGTCGCATAATCTTGAGTTCATCGAGGTCGCCGCCAGCAAGAAAAAAGTGCAGATTCTTGAGTCGCGGATAGACAATGATCTCTGTGATGACTGCGCTATTGACCCCAGGCCAAAACTGGAATCTGTTCTCCGCTACACCCTGCGCAACATCTTCAAGAGTGTGGGTTCCTGCCGAGTATTCTAAAGCGGCTTGGACGTGTTGTGCCAAGCGCCAGAAATCCTCCATCACCGCTTCCCTGCCGTGGTGGCCTCCAGCCGCATCACGCCAACCCGCCAATCTCCTAGCACGTTACCGGCGACCTTCATCTTGACTGACCGGCCTGAGAACCTGGCGTCGGTTGGAGCCTTAGCGCTGAACGGGCCATGGCTTGTTTCTGCTGATGTCGGGTAGAGTCTTGCCGTAAATGAGATAGCAACCTCACCCAGGCTCTGCTCGTCAGGGATCACTGACCTGACGGCCATCACGTTGTCACCGTTCCCGAGTTCAATCGGTCCTGACTGAGCGTAGGGGGATACAGAGTCGTAGGTGTAGCCGACCTCATGGTCGTAGATGTACCCGTCGGTGCTGACCATCATCGGGTTGACAAATACGCCGCTATCAGTCCCCGCTGTCCGCGCCATCAGTCCGAAATACCAGGTTCCTTCACGATAGTTATAGGTTACATAAGAATCATTCTCATTTGATGACAGAGATGGGTAAAGCCAGGTCACTTCACCATAGGCAGAATTGTGGACTGCATAGACCTTGGACGCCTGCGAATAGTTGATATTGTTAAAGATGTAATCGCCAACATCGCACTGCATAGGCTTAACAAAACCATCGTAGGACCAGAATCCCGACTTGCTCATCCACATAGCGGACGTGTCGATGGCGGCTACAGCCTGCGCTGAGATGACTCCGCACCCGCTACCCACCTTCTCAAAAGAATAGACGTAGGGCAGACCGATGTAGCTGGCGACGTGCGCGTCAACGTCTGTAAACAGGATATTGACACCTCGCACGCGCTTTCCGCACTTCAAAGCGCCAACTGTTGCAATCTCAAAATCACCAGCCTGATTGGTGGCTGCAGCCGTCCAGGTCGTATTGTTCTCCTGGTCTGACCACTTCACCAGGCGCGGGTTACCCGATGCGCCTAAAGCAAACATGATGCGCTCACTGGTGACCATCAACGCCGCGCAGCTTGTTGGTGCATTGGTGATAACAGCCGCAAGCGTTGGAGTCGTGAAACCTAGCTGCCACTCGTACAGCTTGCCGTCTGTACTGCTGCATCCGACTAGATACTCTCCCCAAGTGTCCAGACTCCAGGTTGTGGCTGGAGTAACTGTACCCGTATCAGGACGTTGAGTACCGTATGCGTAATAGCCATAGGTTGCATTTCCATATCCTGTTTTGGTAACAGAACTGGCAATTCCTGCTGTAAATCCTGATGGTGTTATGTCCTTTAGAGTACCAGCCGCATTCATAACATACAACTTGGAATGTGTACCAGTTGCAATCCAACGATCTCCACCATTAGCACGCCAGGTTATGAGACCTCGACACATACCCGTCATTTGCGACGTGGAATGCTTTTGCCAGCCTCCAATGGGTCGCAGGGTATTCTCAAACCAGCGAACCAGGTTGGAGTCGTACCAGCGTCTTATTGCCTGGTACTCAGTGCCGTTGCGGTAGACGCCTGGTGGGATTTTTAAGGGAATGAGTGCCATGATTAAACCGATAAATTGGAGACGAATGACAGTGTAACGATGGCAGACGGTACTGCTGGCCTGGTTGGAGAAGTTCCTGCCGGATACTGCTCAATCGACACCCCGACATCAGTAGGCCGCCACATGATCTCCACATAGTCGCTTGCGCTAAGGCTTACAAAATAGTTTATTGCTGCAATTGTGTGGAACGGATCGCCAGCGCCTTTTCTGGGTGCAAAACCGAATCTTGAGTTTGACTTGTCAATATTGGTTCCATTCTTCCTAAACCAAACGTCAACGTCCTGGGATGCGTTTGTCGTGTTTGTAAATTGGATGCTGAACTGTATGTTGTAAATGCCAGCCTGAGATACGTTCAGTCTAGATGAGTTTGAGAGCGTGACGCCGTTGTTAAAGTCTGTCGTGTCAAACGTGATGGCGTATGCCGTTGTGGTGTTAGCCGCGACCTGGTCTGTGGAGTCCTGGAACGCGCCATATGGGGCGTTGATGTACTTACCCCCACGCGGTCCGAATAACGCCGCTAGAGCG